AGGCTGTCGGCCTTCGTTGCCCAAGCCGCGTTCAAGGGCTGGTCCTGCTCTTGCAGGTTGACCCCCCAAGTGCCCGGCGATGTAAGGGCGAACGGGAATAGCGGCATCGTTACACCGGGTAGCCGGTGCTATCGGACATGGCCAAGCGCTCGCGGTCGAGCGCGAGGAACAGAGCGTCTTCATACTCCCGGTTCATCGACTGCATCGGGCGGCCGGATTCCTCGCCTCGCTCTTCGATGGCCATGAGCAGCGCGGACAACCAAACGGGGCGTGAGGGGATTGAGAGGGTGTAGGCAGTCATGCCCGTGCTCGGGATTTCTGCCTGGGGGATGACGAAGCGCATCTTGAGCGTGCGCGAACCTGAAGGCGTCGGCCACAACTTCATTATCATGTTGTCGGCGTCGCGGTAGAGCGTGAAATCCGTCGGCCTGTTCTGCTCGTCGTTGTCGCCCAGGTGCAGCCCTTCCATCTGCTCGGGGCTGATCTCGTTGAGCCGATACTCTGTGGCATCGGTCACGTCGTAGACCTGCGGCAGTGAGCCTTCGACCCACATCGTCGACACGAGGCTCGCGTCACCGTAGCCGAGCGCCGGGCGCTCATACAGGAGTCGCGCGCGGTCGCCGACATCGACATCCGCAGGGCCGGCGGCCGTCAGCGCGTACTCGACGGTGCCCTGGCTGACGGTCACGGTGACGGTTTGGCGCATCGCGTGCCAGTCCCACTGCTCCTCGATCCGCTCTTTGGCGAGGTTCAGAAATTGGAGCAAGAGCAGGTGGTACGAGTTGGTCGTACTGGTCTCGGTCACCACGTCGCGGCGCAGGCCGCGTAGGACGTTATTCAGTAGTACCAGGGCTGTCGCCACTCTTGGGCTCCTGTGGTTTGATGAGCGCGGCCAGCTTCAGTTGCAGCGAGGCGACGACTTGCGCCTCGTTGCCGCGCAGCGTCAGCCGGTCGCTCGAGATGAGGGCCAGGAGGTTCTTGAAGTCGTCGATTGTCATGTGTTATCCAACAAACCAAGCCGCGCCCGTGTAGTACACAGGGACCATGACTGCGCCGCCGGCCGCAACTGCCGCGCCGAAGACCGGGGCAAGAGCGTCGGTGACGTAGGCCGTGTCGCCGATCGTGCCGGCCGGTAGACCCGCAACGGCGTAGCCTTTGAGCCGGATTGCTGCACCGCCAATGAGCGCATATCCGAGTGTGACAATCCCCGCACTGCTGATCGTCACGTCCGCCGTTGCAAGGCTCTGATTGTCTGCGCTGCTATTTGTCGCGCGCGCAAAGCTGATCCCGCCCGAGGCGTCGGACTTAATTATGTACCCCGGAATGCCGCGGGTTCGGTAAGTGTTGCTGTTGGTGCCGGCCTCGGCGTGAAACGCCAGAAAGCCGTGGCCGGAACCAACTTCGTGCCCGACGGTGTGGGCGTATCCGCCCGTGTTGGCGTGTCCCCACTCAAACGAGTTACCGAGCGCGGGGTTGCGCGCGCTAATCATCGCGGCCGATTGCGATGCCTGCGCCCCAAACTGCGCCAGCCCCGACAGCTCCATCGCGCCGTTGAAGTCTAGAAGCGCCGCGTCCAGTTGGATTTCAGACGCGAGAAAATTTATGAGCGTGACGGCCGCGCTGGTTCGGGTTACGGCGCCCCAAGTCGCAAGTAGCCCCCCGCCGTCATCGTTGATGACAAACGATAGAACCTTGGATGCGGGGTATATTTCCCACTGCTTTTCGTCAGTGCCTTGATCGAGTTCTACCCAGCGGAGGGCAGGGGCGTTGGCTGACAGTAACAGCGTTGCCTTCGCGTTGGTGCGGGAGAACGTGAAGGTATTGAGGTCCGTGAATGTGTTCAACACATTGAGCAGCGGCACGTTGCTCGAAAGCGCTGCGTCCGGTACTACAGTGTTCGGGAACATGCCCGCGGTGAGCTGCCCGAAATTCAGGGCGTCTGACGTGCGCCGGAGCAGTCGATCGTTGGCGCCGGCCGCGATCTCGTCAAGTACGCCGGAGCTGTTCGCTGATCGCCCGAGCACGGACGCGGCGTCGGCGTTCTGGAGCCGCGCAAATACGATACTCGCGTTGATGAGCGCCGCCGTGATGCTCGGCGTCGCGTCGGTGTAGGTGAAATTGATCTCGGCCGAATCTACGAGGATCGAGCCGACGGCATCTTGATATGCCTCGATCGCGAAGTCGGACTGTAGAGCCCCGATAAGGGCAAAGCGTTTCTGATTTGACATGACCCTTTCTGATCGCCTCCCGGCCGAAGGGGATTAGAAAGGACTTCGGGGCCGAAGCCCCGAAGCTCCCAAACTAGGGATGATTACACGGCCGGGACCACAATTGCTTTGCAGCCTACGCCGTCTTGAGCCTCGGTGCCGCCGCGTACCGTCTTGACGCCGAAGATGGCGTCGGACGTGACGAGCGTGCCCAGGGCTTCCAGCTTGTACTGCTGTTGGACGCGCGGCGCGACCTGCTCGGCGAGCACCAGCGCTTCCTTCTGGAAGAGCAGTGCAGCGCGGAACTGAGTCACGTCGTTCGATGCCGTCAGCGTCTCGCAGTTGCTCGACACGTAGACATCCACGCCATACAGAGGCATGACGAAGCCGTTGCGGATCGCGTTCTCGCTGCCGCGCTCACCCACGAAGGCGTGCTCCGTGAATCGCGCTTCGGCGAGCATCTTCCGCTTCTCGACCGGCGGGATGACGAGGTAGCGGTCACGCGAGGGCGTGTCCGTGTCGTCGAGTTCCTGCACCAGGCGGCGCAAACCTGCGTCGCTGATCGTGGTGCCGTTGCCGGCGTCCGCGTCGCTCCACTGGGTCGTGCCGTCGCTGCCGATGACCGCGCCGGTGCCGTTGGACGCTGTGCCCTCATAGGCAGTCGCGCCGCCCCACGTCGCTGCCAACTGGTGCAGCAATGTGTCGGTTTTCTTGGCGAGGGCGTAGCCGGCGTCGTTCATGTAGAACCGACGCAGACTCGGTAGCGCCTGGAACTCCACGATGTCTTCGATGACTCGCGAGTACTCCCAGTGCTGGTTGAGCGACACCGTGATCGAGCTCTCGGTGTTGACGATGAGCGTCACGACCGCGTTGGCCGCCTTGGCCGACGCATCGCCGCGCACCGGCACCGGGATTTGAATCGCGTTGCCTTTCTTGCCCTTGTGGCTGAGCTGCGTGACGAGGTTGCCCAGAACCAAGTTCTTCTTGTACGGGGCGAGAACCTCGAGACTGTAGACGGTCGGGATGAAACTGGCGGCGTCCGTAACGTCGACAGAGTTGCTAAAGAGAAGTGATGTGGCCATTGGTCACCTGATAAATCGGAAGGGGTAACGAATGGCGCTGTTGGGTCTTACCGGAGGCGTCCTTCTTTCGCGGCCAGCTTCAGCTCTTCCTGGTACGCATCGCTCGCATAGAGGTCTGGCTTGTTGATGATCATGTCCACAACGTCGGACTTGTTGATGATCTTGCCAGTCGCCTGAGCGCTACCGCTACCGCCGGATTCGGTCGTCGCAGCTCGCGCTGCTTCGATACCTTGGCCCTTGCCGGTGTCGGTTTTCTGCGTGGTTGCGGTGTTGCCCGAGAGGCTCACACGATCGGCCCAGCCCTCTAGGAGCCGGCGCGCCGCCGCGGTATCGCCCTTCACCGACGCTTGCGCATCGGCTGCTCGCCCTCTGGCGCCGTAGGCCCACTTCTGGAACCCTGGGTCATTACCCCAGGCGCCCATCTGCGGGAAGTCGGCGTTGAGCGTGCGAAGCTCGGCCTCGCGGGCGTTTAAGTCTTGCGACTCCCGCATCGGCTTCATGGCGCTTTCGATGTCGCGCCGCACAACCTTGGAAATTGCTGAAACGGGGTCGGTCAGAAGCTCGTCGCTGGTGACTTTGAGCGCCGTCTCTTGTGCCGTTGTCGTTGAGGCCGCCTGTTTTGTCGCCGTAACGCTCAGCTCCGCGACGAGGTTGCGCCACGTACCTAACTCTTGGCCCTGGGCGCCGATCCTCGACTGTGCATTCTTGTGCATGTCGATGAGCTCGGCGGCAGTTTTGCCTCGGTAGGTTGCGTCTACGCTGTCGTCTTCGGGCAGGCGGATGTCCGTCAGCTTGACGGGGGCGGGCTTCGCCGCTGCGGCACTGGCCGCATCGACTTGCTTCGCTGCATCCGCTTCGTTAGCGGGAACAGATACGGATTCGACGATGATCGACTCTTGGGACATTTTTACACCTTTCGGTTTACCCGGCAGCCGCTTACGGCCGTTGTCCGGCAAACTAGATCAGAACGATCGACGCGACCTCGGTTTATCTACGCACGTCGGCCCCTTGGGAGCCCCATGCGTTAGGACCGTGATCCCTTGCGCGGCGATCTTCGATTTTCCTAGCTTGTTCGTGTTGGCGCGCCCACTTCGCTGCCATTGTGGGGTTCCCTACCGGGTCTGTCCCCATACGTATGTCGAAGTGAGGCGCGGAAATAAGGCGCTTCGACATACCGCCGCACCCTTCGTGACGAAGTTTCTTCACGTCGGGCTGGGCTAGGTCGGAAAATTCTTGGTGGCACTTGGAGCAGAGCCACTCGAACATCATCAGTTTGCTCATCGGTCGTTGAGCCCGTCGATCTCGGCGGCCTTGGCCGCTGCAATGTGCTGTCGGCGAAGCTCGATCGCTTGCGGGTAGTCGACGAACGTCTTCAGCACTTCATGTCGCGCGCGGGCCACGAGGATGTGCTCGAAGGTCTTCGCCCGCTCGAAGGACTCTACCGGCAGAGCGTCGATCTCGGCTTGCAGCTCGCGCGTCAGCCGAGCCCAGCCTGGATGGTTGAACAGCGACTCCATTTCCATGAAGTAGCTCTGTTCGTCATCGGAGAGCAGCTCAGGCACTTGGCTTCCTTGCCTTGATCTGGAGTTCCTTGGCCTTGAGCGCGAGGCTGATGTCTTCCTGCTGCGTCTGGCGCATCGCCACCGCGGCGAACTGGGCCTCGATCAGCGTGCGGATGTGCTCGAGCCTCTGGTCGTCGGCCGCGAGCTGCGCCTCGATCATCTTGACGATCTTGCCCGCGTCCTCGCCGCCGGCCTTCGCGATTGCGAGCGCGGCCTCGGCATTGAGCTTGTTGATCTTGGCCTGCTGCTCAGCGAACACGAGCATCTGCTGGAGCTCGGCGAGCTTCTGCTGCTTCGGGTCCGGCTGCATCATCGTGTCGATGGCTTTGACCATCTCGGCCTTGTTTGGCGACGATGAGCCGTCGAAAATGCCCTTCAACAGCACGAGCTGCGGGGGCGAGCCCTCGGGCACGAACTGGAGCATCTGGGTCATGTGCGCCGTTTCGACCTCGCGCGCGATGATCCCGATGGTGCCCTTGACCTGGAACTCGAAGTCCTGCGGGTAGCGCTGCGGGTCGAACTGCATCTTGCGCCACATAATCCGGCGCAGGAGCTTGTTCAAGAACGACTCGACGTTGAACATCGTGCGCTTGCTGCGCTTGATGAGGCCCGAGGCTGCAATGCCCGAGCCCATCGCCGACTCGTCGCGCACGCCGCCGCGGAGCGTGGTCGAGTCCATCGCGCCGGTCGCCTGGGCAACCATGCGCTCGTATTCGGCCGTCTGCTGGAAGGTGCTCGCGTTGATGTCGCCGAAGCGAAATTCGGAGATGATCTCGCCGGGGTTGCCTCGCGTCGCGAAGAACTTGCCCGGCCAGACGTTCAAATCTTGCTTCGGCGGCATCCTCGTGATGTCGCCGGCCATCATCGGGTTGTTGACCCAGGCCAGCGTGTCGGCGCGGGCGCG